AGATAGCATTCCAGGTATAGCAAAGGCGATTGGCACTGTAATTGGAGTTTTGCTAAGAATAATACTTATTATAGGCAAAATTATTGCAGTAGTAATAAAATTGACTACACCTATTTTTTATGTTTTTAAGTTAATCGGAAAATTAGGAGATTTATTTGATAAGCTTCCAGAACCAATTAAAAGAGCTATTAAAATAATAATTTCTACAATATTAATGATTTTAAGTCCTATTTTACTTGTAATAGGTGTTATAGATGATTTGATGACTTATTTTAGAGGTGGAAAATCAGTAATTGGTAGTGCTCTAGATAAAATAAAAGATAAATGCAAAAATGCTGGTTCTATAATAAAAGGGATAATTACAGCCATAAAAGCCATATTGACTGGTGGACTTTCCTTACTTCCATGGGATAAGTATTGGGATAAGGCAAAGGAAACATTTGAAAAAATAAAAGATAAAGCAAAAGAAACATGGGATAAAGTAAAAGGATGGGCTTCAAATAAGGTAGATGATGCAAAAGAATTTATATCTGATGCAGGTGATAAAGTAAGAAGTTTTGTAAGCGGAGAAGATAAATCAAGTGTTTCCGAAAGCTATGTTACTTCAAATAATAGCAATGTATCAAATAGTACAACAGAAACCAAAAATAGCCATAATACTGTAAGCAATTCAAATGTAATTAATGTGTACGGTGGAAATGATTCAAAATCAACAGCTAATGCAGTTAACAAGAATATCACTGGGATAACAAATAGAAGTTTACAAGGGGTGTATTAATATGGCAGAAGGTATAGTTAAGACATATATAGATACAAGTCTTGGAAAATTTATATTTGATGCGTATATGAATATTAACCATGACAGTACTTTAGCAATTACTTCTCATCCGGTTCAAGACGGTGCAAATGTAGCTGATCACGCTTACATGGAGCCACAGGAAGTTACTTTTGAAGTTGGAATGAGTGATGTTATGAGTAATATATCTGGATTTGATTCTTTTACTGGAGATAATTCACGTTCAATAAGTGCATATAAAACTTTAAGAAAACTTCAAGAAGAAAGGCTTCCTATTAAAATTGTTACTAGATTATGGACTTATGAAAATATGCTAGTTGAAAACATAAGCGCTCCTGATGATAAGAAAACAGCACATGGATTAAAAGCTACAGTTACTCTAAAGGAAATACTTGTTGCAAATGTTAGAACAGTAAAAATATCAGAGAGACCACAAAAATCAGAGCAATCAAATGAAGGCGATCAGAAAGCGCAAGAAGCAGATGAAAGTTTGCTTTCTAAGTTATTAGGGTAAGGAGGTTACTAATGTACATTATTCCATTAACTCCATCACCAAATCAGACTTTTACAAGTACTATTCCTGTAAATGGAAAGAAATTAAAACTGTTTTTCTTTCTAAGATATAATACAGAACAAAAATGTTGGCAAATGGATATATCAGACTCAAATAAAAATTATTTAGTATGTTCAATTCCGCTTGTTTGTGGATGTAACATACTTGAACAATATGATTATCTTAATATCGGCTCTGCTTATATAGTAAAAGCTGATACTAATATATTGGATACAAAACCAAATGAATATAATCTTGGCGATAAGTTTATTCTTGCATGGGGTGATAATGAATGAATGTAGAAGAAACAGTGTGGAAATTCTTAAGAGGTAAAGGACTTCCAGAAAAAAGTTGTGCAGCTGTTATGGGTAATATAGAGGCAGAGTCTGAATTTAATGAAAAATTAATAGAACAAGGAAATGGCATAGGTTTTGGTTTATGCCAATGGAGCTATGAAAGACGTACTAAACTAGAAAGATATGGTACAGATATAAATCATCAACTCAATTTTTTATGGGCTGAATTAACAGGAGAAATAAGTGATACTGGTGCTTCGTTAGAATGGATTGATAAAAGTGGTTATTTATCTAGAAATAAATTTATTACTGGTGATGGGAGTGTAGAGGATCTTACAGCAGCAATGTGTTTTTGCTGGGAAAGACCAAATGCAGCAGTAGCTCATCTTGAAAGAAGGCAATCATCTGCCAATAAGTACTTACAACAGTTTACAGGAGTTACTGGAGTAGATAGCGCAAATAGCCAGTCAGAGGCAATAACAGTTGAAGCCACTAATTATGAAGTCGTAAAAGGTAGTGAAAAAGAAGGCGATGCACTTTTTGGTAGAAGATATAGGCTAACTATATCGGACAATCAAGGAAATGCTTTAGATATATCGCAACTACATTGTCTATTTGATATAACAAAAACTATACAGATGGAACCTAATTTATCAGTTATTACAGTTTATAATTTAAATGTTAAAACAGAAAATGCAATAATAGCAAGTGGAAAGAGAATAACTGTAGAGGCGGGATATGAAGGATCACAATTTGGACTTATATTTGATGGTGACATAATTCAGTGTATTAATAGTAGAGATGATGGTACTACTTGTAAACTTGAAATAATAGCATTAGATAGTGATAGAGCAATAAACTTTGATATAGCCAATTTTTCTATTGTAAGAGGTCAAACACAGAGAGACATAGTAGAACATATGTCAAATGTTGTAACTAATCCTGTTGACTTAGGAAGTATTTCTCAAAAGTTAAGTGGTCAGAAATTATCAAGGGGAAAAGTGGTATTTGGTAAAGCTTCAGATTACTATAGACAGATAGCCAAAAGCAATGACTTACAATTTTACATGGATGATGGAAGTATAAATTTAATAAGTATGGATGATTTACCAGAAGGAGAAATATTTGATTTGAGTTCAAAAAGTGGACTAATAGGAACTCCAGAGCAAAGCACTTATGGAATAAATGGTAAGTGTTTATTAAATCCTCAGATAAAGCTTAACAGTCTCATTCATGTAGATAATAAATTAGTAAGAGCAAAAAGAATTGAACTTAGTGGTTCTAGTGTTTCACCAGTTGGTGGAATATCAACATCAGTTGCAGGGGTTAGAAATAAAATTATTGCTGAAGCGAAACAAATATGTGATGATCCTAACGTCCAATATAGTCAAGAATATAGGGGACAAACTGTTGGTGGTATAAAATACTGGGATTGTTCTAGTTTTGCGAAACATTGCTATGAGGTAGCCGGGTTGTCAATAGTTGATATAACAGGACCGCAATATAATCAAGTGAAAAATGAAGGTGGGAAATTTATATCACAGTCTGAAGCACAACCAGGTGATTTAGTATTCTGGGGGAAAGGTGATGAATGTCACCATATTGCTATTTATGCTGGTGACGGATATGTTTATGCTGCAAGAGGCAGAGATGGTAAAGCACCTGCTGATCAAGTAGCTTATCATGCTTTATATGGTGAACCTGAGTTTGGAAGACCTAAATGTTTAATAGATGCGGATGGAGGGAATATTCCAACTTGCAATTCGAATACAGATAAAGGAAGTGATGAATATGATTCACAAGGATTATTCAGAGCATTAGATAAAGATGGTATCTATAGGGTAATAAGTATGCATTATGTAGGAGATACAAGAGGAAACGACTGGTATATAAATTTCGAAACTATAGATCAACTTGGTGGAGCTATAGCATCAGTATCAAATTAGGGAGTGATTATTTGTGAGAAATTTAAGTGAAATAAGTAATTCAAAAAGTGAATTGTATAGGAATATGGGAGATGGATGGAAAAGTACTTTAAGAGTTGCATGTCCTGGAATAATACAATCATTTGATTCTAATGAACAGACAGTAATTGTTCAATTAGCATTAAGAGAACAGATATCTGATTATGAATATAATAAGCACTGGACGGATATTCCGTTACTTCTAGATGTTCCGATAGTTGTTCCACGTGCAGGAGGATATTCGCTTACAATGCCTATAAAGCATGGTGATGAGTGTTTAGTTATATTTGGTGATATGTGTATAGATTCTTGGTGGGAACTTGGAGGAGTACAAAATCAGTTGGAAAATAGAAGGCATGACTTAAGTGATGGTTTTGCAATACTTGGAGTATGGTCTCAACCACGAGTATTGCAAAATTATTCAACAGATTCGTGCCAACTTAGAAATGAATCAGGGACAAGTTGTATTGAACTAAAGGATAATGAAATAAATATTAACTCTCAAAAAGTTAATATTAATGGAATTAGTTTTAGTGAGCATAAGCATAACTTTAATGATTCTTCAACATCAACTCCAATAGGAGGAATTTAAATGAGATATAGAATGTTAGATATAGATGGAGATTATCAATTTGGTAAGGGACAACAGAATTTTACTTATGGAACTTATGCAGTAGCACAAGCAATAAAAACACGCTTAAAATTATTAAAAGGTGAATGGTGGGAAAATACTTCAGAAGGTCTACCGTTGTTTGAACAAATAATAGGTGCTAATGGAAGCCAAGAGGATTTATATATTGTTGACTCTATTATAAAAGAAAGAATAATAGGAACAGAAAATGTAAAATCAATTCAAAGTTTCAAAAGTGAATATATAAATAGAACTTATACTTTTTCTTGTGTTGTAAATACAAAGTTTGGAGAAGTAACAGTGACTATGTAGAAAGGAGATGTGTATATGACTTATTTTGCTCCGTATATTGATGAAACAGGATTTCATATGCCTACCTACATTGATATAAGAGATAAGCAGATAGATGATGCAAAAAATATATTTGGACAGGATATTTATCTTGGAGAAGATAGTCAAGATTATCAGTATATATGTACAGTAGCTGAAAAAATATACGATGCATTTCAAGTTGCACAGCAGGTATATAATAATCGTGCTCCTAATTCAGCGATTGGGGCCGGACTTGATAGTATAGTTAAAATTAATGGTATTAAGAGAAAAGCAGCAACTTATAGTAAGTGTAATGTTACAGTTATGGGTACTGCAGGCATAGAAATTAAAAATGGAATAGTAGTTGATAAAGGTA